GCATCCTCCCGGATGGTGCGCAGATCGGTCTGCCTGTCTGAGCGGGCGAACGTGGCCGTCAGGTCGACCCAGGACATCATGCAGGCGGCACTGATGCCACCGTAGGCGTACATCGAGACGTGGATGGATGGGCGGGTGCCTGCCTTGGTTGGCTCCTGCACCACCGAGTTGGGCTGTTGCGCGTGGATGAATGGATCTTTTATCAGATCCTCTGAGTTATTCATTCTGATTTAGAGTTGTGTTTGATTCGTTCTGATTCAAGGAAAGCCTCGTGACCCTTTGCCAATATATACGGCACCGATCCGCGGGATACTCCAATTGCTTTTGCCAAGTCATTGAGTGTCATTCCGAGCTCCCGGAGATCGTAGGCACGCCGGCAGAACTGCGGGGTGTATTTGTCCGGGTGGACGTACTCGGTCGACTCGATGTTGGGGTCGGGCGAACCGTCCGCTAGGAACTTCTGGCTCAGCGGGTAGGACATCAGGCCCTTGTTGATGGCCCACTGCACCAGCCTCGGGCTGTCGTGCAGCAATTTGGTCCTGTCTAGGTCGTACTTGGTTTTCATCAGTAGATCGGGGGCGGGTCGGTGAAGCGGCAGTACTGGCCGTCGTACCACAGAGGAACCAGGCCGCACTCACCGTCTCGCTGTTTGGCGATGGCGATCACAGCCTCACCTTGGGCCTCATGGCGTTCACGGTTGAGCAGTAACACAAGGTCAGCGTCCCTTTCAATCTGCCCGGAGTCGGCCAGGTCGGTGAGCCGAGGTACTCGGCCTTTGTCCTTCTCGTTCTCCCGATTGAGCTGGGCCAGGGCAACCACGGCTGTCTTGGTATCAGAGGCCACGCCTTTGAGTCTGCCCGAAACTTCTGCAATCTCATACGTTTTCTTCTCTGCAGCCCTACTGCCGTGGATCTTTTGCAGATAGTCGACCAGCACCAGCTTCACGCCCCACTTGCGTACAGCACGGCGGATTACCGCGGTGATCGTTGCGATGTTCGATACAGATGAACCGGACACAAAATGGATGGGGCTGCCTGCGATCTTGGCTGATGCACTGGACATTGCCTTCATTCCTCCCTGGTCGAGCTGGCCGGTCTTGATGTCCTGCATTGGTATGCTGCCAATAGCCGAGACCATACGGCGCACAATAGATTCATCGGACATCTCCAGGCTGATGAACAGGGTGGGTATCCTGGCGTCTATGCCGGCTGCCTTGGCAATGGCAATGGCGATGGCTGTCTTTCCGATGCTGGGTCGGGCTGCAATGATGGCCAGCTCACCGTATTGGAATCCATCGGTCATCTGGTCGAGCCTGTGAAAGCCCGAGGTGATCCCGGAAAGCTGTCCCTGCCTCGAGAATCTTTCCTGCGTCGAGTCGATGAAACGGCTGACAACGGACTTGGACGATTGCACCTCTTCCTTGGAGGCCTCAACGGTGAGCCCTGCCTCGGCATTAGAGACGATTTGATCGACGGAGAGGGTGGAGACAGCGGACTCACGTATCAGACGGTCTCCAGCGGTTCTGAGCTGGCGTCTATGGTAGGCTTCTAGGACTGCCTGGGAGAAGGCCGGATGGTTGGCCGGGCTGGGACACAGCTCGTCGGCCCGGTTCAATTCCTCAAATGGGGGGGTGATCTGAGGAATAGAGCGTTTCCACTCTTTGACCACCGTCGCCATGTTGACCGGCTCGGTCTTAGCGCTCAGGCCTTTGGCGATCTCGTACAGGCAGCGCAGCTTGTCGTGCTGGATAGCTGCAGTCGGGATCTTGGCGAACACCTCGTGGCAGACATCGGAACCACCGGAGAGACAGGCGCCGATGAGGCCGTACTCGTCGTCCTGGGCAAAGTAGGGGTCGCTCATTGGTAGTCGGCGATGCTGTTGGTAAATTTCCGCCCGCCGGACTTACCGGACCCATCGGGGGAAGCATTGAGCCGAGACAACCAGTTCCTCAAGGCAGCAGGCCAGGACTTCATCGGGTTCTTTCCAACCTTCCAACCGTTGGACTCGTAGTAGTTCCAGAACTTGTCGACCTCGGTGATGGGTAGGCCGATCTTAATGGCTTCAGCAGTCAGCTCTTCGAGCGTAGGCTTCTGGAAACGAGCGGTGGGCGGCTTGTCCGCCTGTATCTTCTCTGTCTTATCTTCTCTATCTTCTCTATCGGTTACCCCATGGGTTAGCCGTGGGTTAACCGGATTCGATTCTGGGTTAACCCGTGGGTTACCCATGGGTTTCTTTGGGCGCCCTCCTTTGCCTCCATTGGACCAGGCAGCAATCAGGCTGGCGTTCACCTCGTCCCACTCGTGAGCGATCAGGTGTCCATCTTCGTGCCGGCAGAATGTCTGCATCATTGCAGACCAGAACTGATCAGCATCACCGGGCCATCGGCAGACCGATGCCAGAATGGCCGGGCTCCATTCCGGGAACTTGTTTGTCTTCCGGGTCTGGCAATGAGACCAGAGTCGGATGACGTAGTTTGGGGCTGCCTCGGTGTCGAGCAGCCGCATCAGCAGGCGGGTCTTCCAGTGATCTAAGAAGTCGGGTTCGATTATCATGGGTCAAATAAGAATCCCCACCAGTCACAGGGTAGGAGATCGCAGGAAGGAGCTGCGAATGCCTGTGGTGGTGGGGATAAAATTTGTCATGCCTTCAGTTGGTTTCGACGCTCACCTCCTACAGCTCACGTCGACAGGCCGCTCCCTAGCTGACAGCCGGGGCGGTGTATAGCTCTTTCATCAGCACTCGGAAGGCTCGTTCCGCTGTTGCCGGCACGACTCCATTCCCAAGTAGTCGGAGTTCATCCGTTCGATTATCACCGGAGACGCACAGCTCGGCATAGTCCATCCCACCGGCAGCCCCATCAGCGTCTCCACCCAACGCGGGTTGAGTTTGCCGCATCCCATTGCTCTCGCCTCCGCATCCGGCAGCATCTTCGCCAGCTTCTCCCGGTTCCCGGCTCCCCCAGCTAGTCCCGTCGGGCCTCCTGTCACTCCCGATGATGCTGGTGTCGGCCATGTTTTGATCTGATTGCTCAGACCAACCTGACGGCAGTTGTCGCTCCTCCTGTCGCTTGCATCCGGCGTCGCCCAGCTCTTCACCTGCTGGTCCAGCTTGTCGATCATGCTCCCATCCTTCTGCTTGTGCGCTCCGGTCGAGACGGTGGCTGTCTGCCACTGCTTCTCCACTACATGAACCTGAGTCGTTAGCTGTGTCGCCCTCTCCAACGGCCTGCCGCTGGTTGTCGCTGTCATCCCGCAAGCACCGCTCTTGGGTGTCATCCAGAGCCTGCCTTCCTGAGACAACCCTGGGCGGCTCCCATCCGTACTGCTGCTCGCCGGGACGGCTGGGCCATGCACTGCAACGAATCCCGCCAGTTTGGATTTCGCTGCCACCTTCTTCATGTCCACGTTCTCCCCAGTGTCCTTGTGGTCCCTGGCTGCCGGCGTTGGCCATGACTTCACAACCACCGTCGTCAGACTCTCCTGGCTGCCCTTCATGCCCCGTGAACGGTCCTGAAAGCCCTGACGCACCTCCGAGGCTACTGGCGACGGCCAGGATGAAGACCCGCTTTCGCTGGTGCGGTGCGCCGACTTCAGACGCGCTGAATATGCCCCACGTCGTTCGGTAACCCATTCCTGCCAGGTCTTCGATGACGTCGGACAGCCCCAAGCTGATATGTCCTTCGACGTTCTCAAAGAAGCAGATCCTGGGTCGGAGAAGTCGAATGCCATCTGCAATCCACGGCCACAGGTGCCGCGGGTCTTGCTTTCCTTTGCGCTGCCCGGCTGCGCTGAAGGGTTGGCATGGATATCCCCCAGTGAGGATGTCCACGCGGTCGCGAAACGATTCCCAAGGGAAGGTTTTAAGATTCGGCCAGATAGGTGCTGGCTCCAGTTGTCCCGACTCCATTTTCGCAACCAGATTGCTGATGGCGAAGGCTTCGATCTCACAAAGAGCGACTGTGCGCAGATCTGGGATTGCTCGGTGCAGTCCAAGCTCAATGCCTCCGTATCCAGCGCACAGGCCAATGTGTGTAACTGACGAGGTAGAATCCATGTCATGGTGTTCCTAGTAGCTAGGCATCAGAACATCCGCCACCTGCTGAGTGAGCTGCACGTCCCGCAGGCAGTAGTCGATGGCTGCCTGACGGTCGGTATTCCACAGCAGGCTGAACTCGGCGCCTGTGCCGGTCTTGTCCCCGAGGCCTAGGTGCCGGCAGATAGATCCGAGGCTGCCGTGGGCTCGATTGTCCCCAAGCTGCCACACCTCGCGCAGGTCGACCACCAGGTCGTTCCAGTAGCGTCCCTGGCGCAACCAGTAGGGTGGGATGATCCGGTGCTTCCAGGAGCGCTTGATGAGGAAGGGCAAGTCGAAAGCCTTGATGTTGAAGCCGATGAGTTTTGGCTGCCGTTCATAATAATTGAGCATGGTCCACCATTCCCGGAGCATGGCGGCCTCATTGTCCTCGTTCTTGAGCACGCCGAGGTGCTGGTGCTCGAAACGGTAGCCGATGCACAGGATCTGGCCTGAGAGGGCATCCAGGGCGGCGTTGCGGATGTAGTCGCTGACGTGGTTCTCCTCGGCCCTCTGCAATTTCTCGGCGATGATGTCCGGGTTCTTGATGTTTCCGAGTTTGACCAGGCTCGGGTCGAAGGGCGGGATGTGGAGTTGGTCGAGCGGCAGAGGCCCGGTCTCGATGTCGAATACAATTGTTGGATTGGCAGGCATTGTTCTAAAGCGGTTTGAGTTGGTAGATTTGTGCGTTTGTCCCGATGCGCACCCCCGGTTGCACCACGAGTCCCAGCAGCAACAGGCTGCCGGAGAGTATCAGAAGCGTTTGCCGCAGTGCGGGCAGCAGTGCTTCGTTAGGAACGGAGGCTTCTCGAGCATCGGCACCTCGAGCCACTCGCAGATCTCTGCGTAGCTCTTGAGCCCAAAGCCCGATACAGCCTGCGGGTGGAGGTGCCCGCTACGGTAGAGGTCCATGGCGTCCTCCTTGGACTTGATCGCCAGGCGCTCGATGATGTTGTAGGTCCGCACGCTGAAGGGCCAGCCCCACTGGTGCAGGATTCCCTCCTGGCGCTTGGCAGCCTGTATCACCTGGCTGATGCGTTGTTTCGAGAGACCCAGATGATGCCCGATAGATTGCAGGGTCTCTCCCTCGGCCCGCATCCGCACCACGTCGGGCACCAGATGGGCGAGCTTCATGTATGACTTTCGGGTGCTCATGTTAGAACGGGACGTCGTCGGTGTTGGGTTCTTCCTGAGCGGCGATCTCCTCGAGGCGCTTGGTCAGCGCGGCGATGAGCATGATGTCCTCCGGGCTCTTGCCGGGGCTCACCTTAGCCTTGGGCAGCCAGTGCTCGCCCAGGCCGCGCACGGCGTCTGCGGTCAGCTCGGAGAGCGGAGTGCCGCGGAACTTACCGACGTGGACCTTGACCTCGGCGATCTTAACTGGCGCCGCGGTAGCCGGCACCACGGTCGTGACCTTGTCGTCCTCCCTGGGCGGCCTGTCCTGCAAGCGTACCCACAGGCCCGATGGCTTCAGCTCGCCGTTCTTAAGCGGCATGATGAGCTTGATGTTGGCGTAGGTACGGGTGCCGTCTTGCGATTCCTCGTGAGCGATCACGATGCTGCAGGACTTGCCGATGAGGCTCTCCAGGTCGAGCGCCTTGTTTTCCTGCTCGCTGAGTTTCCGGCCAAACCAGTCCTTGAGGAACTTGGTGAGTGCTGCCTTTTCATGCAGGCTCGGAACCATGGGCTTGGTAAACACCACCCAGGGCTGCACCGGGTCGCGGCTGTCGTCGATCAAGTCGATCTCGAAGGCGAGCTTGAACTTCTTTTTCACCCCGTATTCGGTCTCGTACTCCTTGAGCGGAGTCACGTCCACACACACTGCCTTGCCCGTGTATTCGGGGCATGGTGCGTACTCTTTCTTACCGCCTGTTGCACTGATTATCATATCGTCTTACGTGTTGTTGTTGTTGTTGTTGTCTACTTGGAGGCTTGTTTTTCGACCTCCGAAAGTTGTTTTGCCATCCGGGCGTACTGCGCCCAGTAGTCAGGCCAGGTTGCCTTGATCTTCGCCAGGTTGTCTGAGTCGGCCACAAGTGCCGCGGCGCCCAGCTTGCGAACGAAAGATCCGCCGTATTCAATCATGGTGCGTGCCACGTCGAAGTCCTTCACTTGGAGCCTTTCCCGCGTTTGCGTGTAAAGAACGACATTGAGTCGACCTTGACCTTCCGGGCAGCCCGATAGGCCTCCCCGGCGTCCTTCTTGGTCAGGCGATAGATTCCCGTGCCGTCCTGTTGGATCTGTTGAGCTGATTTCATTGGATGATGAAGTCGAAGTTGTTCTGCCAGGTGTCGCAAAGCCTGTTGTAGGTGTCGTTCTTAATGCGCCAGGTGCGCGGGTCTCTAGTGGTCCCGCTGTGCCGGCACTTGATCCGCACGTCGATGTCCTTGATCGCCGTGTTTCGGGCCGGATGGTCCGGCGGTAGCTCATGGAGTTTGGTGATCACGGCTTCACCTCCTGCTCGTTCCAGAGCAGAAGATCCGCTCGCATAGCGTCGTTTTCCTCCTCCAGCCGCTTGATCCTAGCGTCAGCATTGTTCAACGCCCGCTCCAAGGCACGCGCATGGTTGATAAGAACTTTTGGTTCAGGATCCATGTCATGTATAATTAGAAGCGTATCTGTT